AAACTGTACCTTTCAGCTTGAACGCTAAAGAATTGCGTGACGCTCTTCAAGAAGGTCGCTTAGGCGATGCAGCTAAGAAGAAATTGGCTTCAGACATCAACGTTGCAGTGATGAACGTTGCTTCTAGCCAAGGTACTTTGGTGGTATCTCGCACTGGTGCAGCTTCAGGCTTTGACGATGTAGCAGAGTGTGAAGCGATCATGAACGAGCAAGGCATTATGTCCTCTGACCGTTACTTGGCGCTTTCAACTCGTGACTACAATGGCATGGCAAGCAACTTGGCCGGTCGTCAGAACATGACTGATCTTCCAAAATCAGCTTACCAACGCGCCTATGTAGGCATGGTTGCTTCATTCGACACTTACAAGTTGGATTACGCCAACCGTTGTGCGGCTAACGCTGCGACTGTCACTATGAACACCACTGGTTCATTGATTGACTACGCTCCTGCGGCCACTAGCACTTCAGTAGGCGGCAAGATCAACGTTGACAACCGTTACCAACAAATCACTGTTAGCACCACCACTGGCGTAGCCGCTGGCGACTGCTTCACTGTTGCAGGTATCAACGCGGTCCACCACATCACTAAGCAAGACACTGGACAGTTGAAAACTTTCCGCGTGATCTCTGTGGACAGTGGTACAACTATGACTATCTCACCCCCAATGATCTCTGGCGGTGGCGGTACTGACGCTGAAGCGCAATACCAGAACATCACTGACGCAAGCACTTCTGCTACTGCGGCTTTGACCTTCTTGAACATTGCAGCGGCTAACATCAACCCATTCTGGCACAAAGACGCTATCGAGTTGATGCCTGCTCGTTACGCGATCCCTGGTGATGCTGGTGTGAACGTATTGCGTGCTGCTACCGACCAAGGTATCGAGTTGGCCATGAGCAAGTTCTACGACATCAACACCATGACCACCAAGTACCGTGTAGATACACTCTTCGGTGTGACTTGTGTCAACCCAGAAATGGCCGGTGTATTGTTGTTCGGTCAGTCTTAATAGACGGTTCCAAGGGGAGCTTCGGCTCCCTTTTCCATTTATGATTGAGGTTAAATCATGGCGACTAAATTATTTAAGCTATTATCTGGTGATACCTATAAGCGTATAATTGTTCAAGACCCAGCGCCTTACTTGGCTGATGGTTGGTCTTTAACGCCTGCTAAGCCAGAAGAGCCAAAGAAAGAAGTGAAGAAAGCGACCCGCAAGAAAAAGGATTAAGTTATGTCGTACACAAAAAGACAGTTCGTTACGGCGGCCTTTGAAGAAATCGGACTGGCTAGTTTTGTATACGACCTGACAGATGCAGAATTACTGAGCGCTTGTAAGCGCTTGGACACTATGATGGCCGACTGGAATGCTAGAGGGATACGCATTAGCTATCCTATTCCATCGACCCCAGAAACCACCAACATTGACGAAGAGACTAATGTTCCGGATGCCGCTAACGAGGCGATCATCCTTAACTTGGCTGTAAAGATTGCTCCAGGCTATGGCAAGCAAGTCTCACCCGACACCAAAGTGGGCGCTAAGTATGCGCTTAACACGTTAATGGGTTGGATTGCCGCCAACAACATGATAGAAAAACAACTACCCAGTACATTGCCAGCCGGTGCAGGAAATAAGACCTGGCGCTATGGCGATCCGTTTATTGCTGACCCATCCAACCCGCTGCAAACAGGCGCAGACGGTGTGCTAGACATTCTTGAGGTATAAAGATGACAACCATTAATAAATTAACGGTCACTGATGAGCTAGTACCAGCGGACAAGGTGGCGGTGTGGGACACCAGTAATAGCGACACACGAGGCGCAACCTTAACAACATTATTGCGCTTCTTCCAAGATAACTTCAGTGAGACTCAATATGAGGCTCCATCTGCTAGTGGCTTTATCATCACACTGGACAAGCCCACTGAAGCGTCTACGCTGATTATCCTAACGCCTGATGCCGGTTATGCTGAAGGCAACCTGGTATTGCCTAGTGGCACAGACCGCTTTGACGGTCAGATCGTGGGCATTATCTGCACTGAGCCTGTCACTGACTTTAACATCACATCAACAGGCTCTACTATCGTAGGTGCGCCTGCGACATTGGGGGTGTATAGCTCATTCACTTTGCGCTACAGCCACCAAGACACTACATGGTACACCCTAGACACCACTGGCGTGGGTCAAGGCTCTGCATCGATCACTCGCAATGACTATGTAGGCACAGGCTCACAAACGGTCTACACGCTTACCACAGAGCCTGAGACAGTCAACAACACTCAGGTGTATATCGATGGTATTTACCAAGAGAAAAACACCTACGGCGTGTCTGGTACCACTCTGACCTTCACTGAGGCACCCCCGCTGAATGCTACTATTGAGGTGTTGGTGATTGCTGCAGGTGCGATCCTGCCGTCTGCGTATTCTGGCCAGGTGGTGACAGCCACTGCCGGTCAAACCGTATTTACCACTACGACTACCTTCACCCCTGGTGCTAACTCTGTGCTGGTGTTTGTGAACGGTCTGCGTGTGCTACCAGGTCAGGACTACATTGAGACAGACAGCAACACCATCACCTTCACCTACGGTGTGAACGAAGGCGATCAGGTTGCATTTTTGATTGGTCGAATTATTAACGAGACTATTGGCGCTGAACAGGTAGGCTATCAACCTGCGGGTACTGGTGCAGTTGCTACGGACGTACAGACTAAACTGCGTGAGACAGTATCAGTAAAAGACTTCGGTGCAGTCGGTGACGGTGTTACAGATGATACTGCTGCTATTCAGGCTGCTATTGATAGCGGTGCTACTGCTGTTTATGTACCGAAGGGCGACTACCTTGTAGCCTCTTTGTCTATTACGTCTAAAACTAGATTAAAGATTTACGGTGAAAAATCTAGGTTATTTAATACAGCTGTACAAGCTAATGGTGTATTTAGGATTAGAGACAGTTTTGATATTGAAATAAGCGGTCTGCGTATTGAAGGTACTGGAACAACAGTTACATTAACCAGTGGCTACCAGAATCACGGTATTTACGCTAGTGGGTGCGATGGTTTATTTATCAATAGCTGTGACGTATATAACATGACTTCTGGTGGTATTCTCGCCGTTGAGTCAGTAAATGTACGTATTGAAAAAAACCATTTTTACTTAAACAACGATATGTTTGATATAGCGTTCGGTTACGGCACAACAGATAATCAATTAAACCGCTGTTGGATTACCGGCAACTTGTGTGAAAGCAACAATAGCTACGGAATCCATGTTCAAGGCACAGGGCAAAACATCAACATTTCAAACAACCGTATTCAGAATAAACACGAATATGGGATCATGGTATATACCTTTACGTCAAGTGGCACAGTATGGAAAAGGATTGTAGTTGCAGACAATATTGTAGATAACATTAGCAATAACCCAGACTGGGCAACACTTGGGTATTACAGCGGTATGGGTATTTATTTACAGACTGTAGATAAAGCTACAGTCACAGGAAACGTTGTAACCAATACATTAATCTCTCGTCCTGATGTGGCTGTTCCAAATAGAACTCTTGCGCCTGCGGCTATTTCTTTGAACGGAGTCACTAACTCAACTTGTTCGGGCAACACAGTAGAGGGGAGTGAAATTGATGGCATTGATATTGTCAACATTGGATCAACTCAAGATGGCACAGTAGTTTCTAATAACTCTTTGACGGACATTAACTGGCATGGGGTGTATGCCCAGGGCACTAGAAATATTTCGATTGTCAGTAACGCCATTAGTGGTAGGTCAACAGGTACAATTTACGGCGCAGGTGTTGCAGTACAAGGACATAGCACGGCAGCTACTTCTGAAGTATCTATTTGCTCTAATGTAATAAGAGATGGATTTAATAACGGAATAGCTGTTGGGCCGGGAACAGGAACTTCTGTTGATGGTGTTGTATTGTCAGGCAATGAAATTACAGATATGACATTAACGTATATCTCTCTTGCTTCAATCAATGATATATCTATTACAGGAAACGTAGTTAGGAATGTATCTGCGGCCCACGCAGCTACAAGCTACGGGCTACAGCTTAGCACTGTAAATAACTTTAGTATTAGCGGAAACTCTTTGATAGGTAACTCAACAAATAAACTTAATCGTGGTCTTGCTGTTACTAGCTCTGCACAGGGAACAATAAGCAACAACACAGTTATTAATATTAGTGATGTGTTCTATTCAATTTTACTGTCATCCAATACTGAGGTATTCCCTTATCTAAACCATTGCGATAGGACAACTGGGCCTATTCTTGGAGCGCACAACATCGGCAACAATCACGGATCAGACACAAGCTATTCGGTTCTGTACAAAACCAGTGTCCCCGTGGCAGGAGACGGTTTTTTTGCTGCGGGTAGTTTGTGTTGGAATTTAAGCCCTTCTGTAGACGGTAACAATATGGTGCTTAGCCATTGGAGATGTACTGCCGCAGGTACTCCCGGCACTTGGTCTGCTCAGTACTTATCTACTGTTAGCCCTGCAACCTAAACAAACAGGAGTCTATATGAGCTTCAAAAACGACAATGGCATGTGGCTTAACTACCCATGACTCTACAAGACTTCAACAAAGCCTCTTAGGAGGCTAATCCAAACAACTAAAGAAAGAAAGGATGTAAACAAATGACACAAACACGAATTAAGGCTAAACAGGCCACTTACAAGAGTGATGCAACTGGAGCAGCGGTACGCACCCTGCATGACAAGCTAGGCGATACCGTATCGGTGAAGGACTTCGGTGCTGTGGGTGACGGTGTTACGGATGATACAGCGGCTATTCAGGCGGCTATTGATGCTTCAAACAACGTATACTTCCCCGATGGTACTTATTTGGCATCTGGCATTACAACATCAAAGCCTGTCAATATTGTTGGCCAATCGGTGGGTGGTACGACTATCCAGAATTTCACTGATGGCTCAATTATAATTACCTGTAACCAGACAGGTGTTTCAGACAAAGAAAGACGCAACTGGCTAGTTATATCTAATCTAACAATTCAAGACTCCGCTACCGGAACAGGAACAGGAATCAAGCTTGATAGCGTATTAAATTTTGAACTCGACAAACTTTATATACGAGGGTTTTCAAGTGGTTTAGGTATTTATTCGCTTGAAACTTTGTTTTCAAATTTAATTGACATTAATACTGATGCAAGTGAAGTTAGGCTAGTATCATCATTAGTGCCTCATTTTAATAACGCTATTTATATTCGTGGCGGTGAATACCGTAACCCTACTGATGGCAAAAGCACTATTTATATTGAAAATGCGGATATTGTTGTTCTTGATAATATCACTGCTGAGGGCGATACAGGAGGGACTGCGTATCTTTCAGGAATTTATTGCAAAGCAGTGCAGCAGTTAAGCGTTACTGGTTGCTATACTGAAGTCCTACCTCGCGCTACAGCAGGTGCGTTTGTTCTTGACGGGTGCGAATCAGTTGCCATTAATGCAGCTTTATTAAATTCACAAGATTCAGCAGTACCCTCTTTGAATATCATTGGCGGGACTAAAACAGTCACCATTAAAGACTCTCGTATTGCCACTGGGTCTATTGCCGCATCTTCAACATCAGGAAATTTGGTTATTGATGGTTGTCATCTTGATTGCAAAGTTGACATTGCAGATGGAGTAAATTTTGTAATTAAAAACACTGGGCCAACCACGTCAACATGCATCCCAACTATTCCGTATATGCAGCGGAGTAACCCATTATCAAAGGCGTCATTTAAAAACTGGTTTGATGATTCATCCTTTGAATCGGGGGCGTTAGTAAACACAACAATAGCAGGTTCGCCAGCGACATCGCATGAAACAGCGGATGGATATTATGACACCTACTCGACCAAAGTCGTAGGCGTAGCGTCAGACAAGTTCAGAACAGAGACACTAGGCACGACAGATACTACAGCCGATAGGGTTGCTATTACGTTTATGGCAAAAGTGACAACTAAGCAAGACTTTAACTTTGTTATATTTGCAAACGGTGCTAAAGGAAGCGGTGAACTTACTATTACTGAGGATTGGCGGCGATATTTTATTTTTGGTGTTGATTCAAACGCAGGGGCAGCAGGGGCAGGTATTTTAATGGACTTAGAGTTTACAGGTGCAAATGATTTGTGGATTGACGATGTTCAGACTGTAGGCTTTACAACCTATGCTGATGCTGCTGAGTTAATAGATAAATTCCGCTATATACCTACTAACGGAACTAGAGTAACAGCTAAAACAACTGAACAAATAATTGCAGGGAAAACTAATTTTCATCTTGGGACAAGATATACCAAGCGAACAGTTGCTCCCGCATCACCTCAAGAAGGAGATGTGTATTTTGCCGATGGAACGTCATGGAATCCCGGAAGTGGTAAAGGCTTATATTTTTATAATGGCTCTGCGTATGTGCTTATGAGCTAAATACACAGTAAACAACAGCAATAGCTCAAACAACTAAAGGCTAACCCATGACTTTACAAGACTTCAACAAACTCTACAGATACCGCAGTGACCCTGACGGTATCGACCAGTGGCGCATACCTAGCTACGATGAGAGTGGTCTATTGCAGGATGATTGCGATGGATTTTCACTTTCCGTGTTGTACTACGTCATTGCTCGTGAGTCATGGTTACGCTTCTGGTGTTTGTTAGTCTTCGGTAGCGCAAAGATTTACTATGTCACTAACGAAGGTGCAGGTCATGCTGTTCTGCGCTATAAAGGCAAATACATAGACAACTGGACACGCAGATGGGTATCTAAGGCTCACATGGAGTCACTAGGCCACACGTTCCATTGGTCACGTTCATATTACTTCTGGCAGGTCGCTCTGAAGATGCTGCTAACTAAACTGAGGACTTTATAATGAGTTTAACTAAAGCGCATAACCGGATGATTGAA